TCTCCATCAGGTAGTTGCCGCCAAGCTCCATCTGCCGCTTAAAGTCGGGAATGTAAGAAGCTCGCATCCATTTCAGGAAGCTAGATACCACCGCAGCTTTGGGCATTGCTGCCATCGACGTAGGGAACGCTTTGATGTGAGAGCGGGAAAGTGCTTGGTCAAACAGCGCGACATACATGTCGATGCGCTCGCCAACCACGTTTACTTCTTGATCGGATGCACCTTGCCACGGAAACGCATTGGCTCCGTTCTTGCGTAGGTCATCGGACTTGCCATCCCAAATGTTGCGTCGATCATTGTATGAGCGTAGGCACGACTCAAAATAGTAATCCAAGTCAACGAGACAAGTATCGTAAGCATCAGCTAACGCCCCGATGTCAGGCTTCTTGTCCACATACACTAGGGACTCGTCTTCCATTTCTTGAATGTCGTTCATGCTAAATACTGGTAATAATCTTCGGGGTCAGAATGGACAAGAATAACATCAACTTCCTTTCCAAGCAAGCGTTTTGACACGTTGATCGGGCATTTGATGTTCACGCTCAATCCCTCGATTCGCGCCCTTGCCCACGATGGGTTCGGACACAAGCCTGTGATTCGCGCTTTCAAACGCTCGCTTGAAATGTCGTCAATAATTTCACGAGCAACCTTCGCTGGTCGCCCACGCTTCTTCGCTTCTTTCTTAGCTGCCATATTAGTAACCTCCACTTCCTTGAGTTGTAACAAAACTGACGGAATTGTCAACATGATCTATTCCTGAGATTGCTGCGTAGCGGAGAACGTCGATAGGGTCTTTCCATGCTTCCTTTAATCCCCCTTCGCCCGTGTATTCTGACAACGCTTGGATGATGTTTTCGCACTCGGAACTGACGTAGAAATGCGGACGATTGACGGAATCCAACGGCTTGGATGTGTCCCATGCCATTTTCCCGATGAGAGCTTGCAAGCCATCGTCAATGTCGAGACCTGGAGCAGGGATGCACACCATGCCGATTTCGTTCAGGTCTTCGATGATGGACGATGATCCATCTTGCACTTGGTATTTCGCGGCACCTAGGCGCGGGTCGATTAATCGCTCAAAGATTTCCTCCTCGCCTTCCATTTCCTGAATGAGTTCGACATAATCTCGGATGCCGTAGCCTTGCCCTTTAGCCCCTTCTCCAGGCACCCACTTGCCGCCTTTCCACTCTGCCCAGTCGCCAACATCCACCCCAGGCCATTCGCGATACACCCACATCGTTCCCGTCTCGTCCACGGCAATCCAGCACATGAACCAATTCTTTGAACCAGCTGGGTCGATGATGTGGTATCTTGTGACGTTGTGCTTGGGGATTTTGTCTGGCTCGACTACGTTCACTACCTTGTTGAATTTCGGGAACTTGGTAGCGTGGGACTTCATCGGCACACCGTAAGCACGAATCAGAATCTCCTCGCGTGATCTTCCTTGCAGCGTTTCCTTGATGCGGTCATACCCACCGAAGGCGTTGTCTTGCGAGTGGAAGTAATGCACTGAGGCGTTTAGCTTCTTTGACCGTTGGACGTAGGGAACAAGTTCGCCATTCAGCAGCTCGGCAGGTCGGCTTTCAATCGTGGTTGCCCCATCGAGATACTCTTTGATAACATCCGTCCATCCGTCAATAGGCGTGAACGTCACAAGCATTTTTGAGTTACGAGTAGCAAGACGGAAGCGAAGCGTGTTGATAAGTTCCACTCCAAGAAGGTATTCATCGAGCCATACGCCGACATTATGCCACACAGGATTGCGTGATCCAAGCTCGGCACCTTCCAGAATTGTTGGATTGTTCTGATACTGCGAGTAAGTCTTGAAGATAATCTGTGAGCCGTTGGGGAGAATCAGCGAGGAATCAGTGAAGCCTGTTTTCTTCTTGTAGGAAATGTAAGCATTTGAGCTTGTGAACTTGGTCTTGAGATACTCAGGAAGCCACGACCACACCGCGCTTTGCTGCTGACGAATCGACACCTCGGACGTTTGCGCGAAGCAGAATATCTCAGAGTTGGGATTCTCTACAGCAGCACGAACAACGGAAAACGCACCCCACTGTGTCTTGCCAGAATTGTGAGACAAAACTCCACCAATAAAGTAGTTATTGTAAATTGGCACATGAAAATCCCAAACCTCCTGCACATAATCGTCTTGAGAAATTGAAACAACAACAAGCTCCATTGCGTCTGGTGACACTAGCTTTCTTCCCTCAAACGCTATGGATGCGGCAGGAATCCATCCACGATGATAACAAAAAAAACGATGATTGGCTGTGCAGGATATTTTTGTCCCATCAGAAAACTTAAAGTGAAGCATTGCCTCTTCATTGGTTTTTTTGAATGGCTTGCAAGCCAATGCTACGACAAAGTTGGATGTGGTTTCATCCCACGCCCATACATGAAAACTACTTGGTATATCTTTTACTTTGTAATGCTTTCCAGAAACAGGGTCAAAAATCTCTTGATGCCCAGCAAGACAACGGTTGCCCCCTAATGCAAGGATTTCATTGACCTCATGCAGTTGCTCTTCGGCTTTTGCCCAGTGGGGCAAGCGGAATCCGTAGGTGTATGGGTCTTTTTCAGCGTTCTCAATCGCTTCGTGATAAACCTTGTGAAGCGACAGCACCTCCTCAGGTGTCATCTGAATCAACTCCTCATCCGTTGGTGGCGTGAGTATCTGATGTTTTCTCCAAATCATACAATTTCTGCGTCAACAACCTTACCTTTTGCTACACGGGATTTTGCTTCGTTAATGAGTTTCATCGCGTCATCTAGGCTTGCACCCTTCCGATGCTCCACCACCGTAGTCGCCATGCCTGTAAGCTGGGCAGCTTTATCCGTAAGCACACCCACCGTAATAGCCAGCTTCTCAGGCGAGATTTTAGCAAGCGCATCGGGATCATCGAACAACTGCTCTGCTCGCTCAAATAACAAGTCGGTGTATTCCTGCGCGGCAATAGCATATCGCATCGAAAACTCCTTGCGCTTCGTCTCCAGCGTGTCGTTATGCCGCCATTCCAACGTGCGAATGGATGCGCGACTAATGCCAGTCTTCTTGGCAATTTCTGAAATCCTCGCTCCCTGCGCCAGCAAATGCAAAGCAAACGCCGCCTTGTGCGGTGCGTAATGCTCGATGCTGTTGCGCGGGAAGTTCTTCGCACGTTCGCGCACCTCTAGAAACCATTCGCTCTTGTCCGATTGCTCGTCGTAATAGTTCTCTTTTAGCTTCTTGAGTTGTTCTTCGCTCATAAGTTTGCCTGTGTCGGCATGATTAGACGCTATTGTCTCATCGACTTCAAGCCTTATTTTTTCCGCTTCGCTTCCGCTTGAGCTTCCATCTCTTTCCCAGCTTCAATCATTTCGTAAGCAAGTTCTGGATCGTCACCTGCTTGCTTTAGTATCGCTGTAACCCCTTGTCTTGTCGTAAATGCAGACCTGAACAAGTCTAGGTAAGCATCGTTGACGTTTCCAGGCAAAGCGTTTCCTGCAATTGCCGCCCTAAGCCTGTTGCTGCTACTGCCATTTGCAAGTGCCGCTGCCAAAATCCTTTTCCTAGCGGCTAGAGTTAGCTTGGAGATAGGAGCAATAAAGGTTGCACCTGACGGGCTGGCAATCACCCTTAAGCCAGAGCTTGATTCTGCAGCATTTTTGATGGTGTTTCCTTGATACAACTTTGCCAAATCGTAAAGAGCGGTAGCCGTTTCATTGCCTAAGACGGTTTTGATCTTTTTTCCTAGCTCGCTCGGATTGCGCAAAGTTCCGTAATCTTTCAGGAAGCTATCAACATCGAACAACGTCTCATGAGAAAACGCTGTAGGCTTGCCGCCTCTGTAGCGATCAAGAAACATTCGCATGAAGTCAGCTTTGTAAAGGTTTCTCGCCTCTGGAGAAGCCTTGCTGAGTTGCGCCATTGCAATTTCGACATCTCTTACGCTATTTGTCCCAAAAATGGCACCAGAAAGAATATCAGGGTCAAGATTCTGGAAATTTCCTGTTTCAGCAGCTTGAAACACTTCGCTCGCTGCCAGTTGATCTTCCATTTTCTTCAATCGCTCCCTTTTCACGATCTGGTCAGCAATTTGATTGCGCTCGCTTTTGGATAATGCGGACGACATAGCGGTCAAATCTTCACGGGTGAGGTCTTTAATGGTAACTTTTTTGATTGCAGACAACTTCTCGTTCAACGTGTCTAACCCCCTAGCTACGTTTCCAGACTTATCCCCAAACAGCACATCCAAATACCCTTTGTCGTAATTTACAAGACTAATCTCGCCTTGCTTTCTTGCACTTACGTCATAAAGGTATTGATTCTGCATCTTTTCCCTGATTGCGGCACTTGTCCCAGGCTGTGTCGCATCCAACTCTTGCGCGGCGCGAAGCACTCTATCCATTGTTTCTGGATCTTTCATCGCGATGTTGACTACATCCCTTCGTGTCGCCACGTTTTCGCCACCAGCTTCCTTAAGGATACGACCTAAAGTGTTCTCTTGAAATGCGCTTCTTTTTGCAACCAAGTCAGCAGCTTTCGCAAATTCATCCCCAAGGTTTCTTGTCACGCCATTTTGGTCAATAACGTTGTAACCTTTGAGAACCGATCGTCTCAGAGCGGATAACTCGTTTGAGACTTGAGTTCCGAATATGTCTTTGGTGGACGAGCCGACCAAGTTGTCTGTTCGGAGATTTGCTGCAGACTTGACCAGTTCGTTAAAATCGTTGAAATCCAAGGGCTTGTTGATGCCGTTAAGCCTTTCAAGCTCGCTCTCAAGTCTTTGAATTTCAATCTCTTGCTTAAGTTTTTGGTTGGGAGTTTTTGCAGACTGAAGTAACTTCTTGCGAGAATCCAACACTCTTTGCGTATTTTCAATGTCGATTGGAGCCCTTCTTCTGGCAATCAACTTTTCTTCAAGGCTTTTTACAGCTGTCTCATCAACAAAACCTGATGAGTTTAACTCTCTTCTGATTCTCGGAAACTCTTGCAGCATTTGTTCCGCTGAAATTGAAAACCCAGCTTCATCTGCCAAAGTAGCCATTTCATCATACTGCTTTCTTGTGAGTTCCGCGATTTGATTCTCGGACTGCTGGACAACATTTCTCAGCACACCTCCAAGCTCATCAACATTTGCTTCCGCTCTTGGCTTAAGCAATCTGTCAACCGCTCCTTCAACAAGAACTTCGTTTTGCCTTGTGTTTTGGGCAATCTGAGTAACAAGCTCTTTTCTCTTCTGCGCTTGGTTAGCTGCTAGGCTAGTGTAGTCACCAGCTGCAGTTGTCGCCATTTTGCGGAATGGATCAAACTTGGTTAACAAGTATTCTTGCGCTTTTCTCATGTTCCCCGCAAGTCGAGATTTTGGATAGTCACCAGCAAGCTCTTGCGCGGCTTTGTTGCCAACATCGCCAAACTGAACCCCAGGAGGGACAATCTCTGGCAACCCTTGTCGTTGCGCTGCGTCTATGTATTCTTGAGTGAAATCGGTTGGGGTTGCTCTGCGTGATCTGAACGCTCTTATTGCGGGGATAGCGACATCTCCCACTGTTCCTAACGCGCCGCCAATAAGTGCCTCAGTGCCTCTTCGGGCAAAGCTCTCACCTAGGTTTGCATCCATGCCAAGAGACTTGCGAACAAGCGTGTCAATCCCCGTTCCAAGAGCGGCTTCAGCAGCTGTCGCTGTAGCAGTTCCTGCAAATGGGCTTTTTGTAGCTGCAGCAGCGGCTATGCCAGCAGCTGTTGATCCAGCGATAATTGGACCTTCAACAGTAATCCCACCAGCAATCCCAGCCGTCCCCATGTCTAAGGTGGTAAAGGTTTCGCCTTCTGGAGTTGTGATGATGAAATGATTCTTTCCTGCAATGGTTGTCGGAATAATCCTTGCCCCAGGGTATTGTTGCTTCAGATAGTCAAACTCGCCTTCGTCAGTAGGAAGCGCACCTACAGCAAATCTCTTGCCAGCT